AGGGATAATTGATTTTTAAGAGGAGGGTAAACATGAAAGTAATAACAATGTGGCAACCATGGGCGAGCTTACTTGCTTGTGGCGCAAAACAATACGAAACAAGATCGTGGGCAACGAACTACCAGGGAGAGATAGCTATACATGCGGCGGCGGCTAATCCATATAAATTTATAAAAGGATTGGATGATGAAACTATAACGGTAATGATGGAGAAATTAAGAAGTGCCAAATTAATTCCCCAGAGGGGAGATTTTAGATATTTGCCTTGCGGTGTTATTGTGGCAACAGCGGAACTTGTCAGATGCATACCAACCGAAAGTTTTGTCCATAGTGGTACGAAAAGAGAGTTATCCAAAAACGAATTTCTTTTAGGCGATTGGACACCGGAACGTTACGCATGGGAATTCAGGAATATGAAAATACTAGCAGAGCCAATAGCAGTTAAAGGAAAACAAAGAATATGGAATTGGGAAGGAAATATTTAATCAGTGAAATTAAGATTTGACCGATTGGAAAGGTGGTGAGGGCATCAGGATAGGATTAATAGACGTGGACGGCCACAACTTCCCCAATTTACCGCTCATGAAATTATCAGCATGGCACCGGCGGCAGGGGGACACGGTGGAATGGTATGTTCCATCATTGCATTCTTGGCCAAACCTGCCATTTGACAAAGTATATATGTCAAAAGTATTTTCGTTCACGCCAGATTTTGAATATCATGTAAATGCCTATCAGGTCGTCAGAGGTGGTTCTGGCTATTGCATTGATCTGGTAGAAGGCAAAGAAGTATATCAGGCAGACCGCGATACTTTGCTTCCAGCGAAAATTGAGCATATCTATCCAGATTACAGCATATACCCGAACTTAACACGTAGTACCGCCTATGGCTTCCTGTCTCGCGGTTGCCCGCGTGGCTGTGAATTTTGCCACGTAGCTGCCAAGGAAGGGAAATGCAGCGTAAAGGTTGCCAACCTTCAGGAATTTTGGGGCGGGCAAGATAATATCTGCCTATGCGATCCGAATATACTTGCCTGCCGGGATGGGGAAGACCTGCTGGGCCAACTCACAGAGTCAAGGGCGGTCGTGGATTTTAACCAGGGGATTGACGTTAGGTTGACAACACCGGAGCGGATAGAAATGTTGAACCGAATGAGGATTAAGCGGATACACCTTGCGTGGGACAACCCCGATCAGGACCTGAAAGAAGATTTTAAAAGGTTCTCGGAATGCTACAACCGAAAAAGCGAGAGCGGGAAGGTTGTCTATGTACTTACGAACTTTGGTAGCACGATAGAGCAGGACCTATACCGGATTTATACCCTTCGCGATCTCCATTTTGATCCTTACGTAATGATTTACGACAAGGAGAATGCTGATCAGACACACAAGGATATGCAACGGTGGGTAAATGGTCGGGAGATATGGCGAACGGTTCGCCGGTTCGAGGATTATATTACTTAAATTAGCCTGGAAAGAGGAGAAACAATGAAAACCCAAATGGAAAGAGAAATAGAACTATTAAAATTAGCCGGTCTGACCGGAGATCAAATTGATGAGTTGGGCAGATGTGGATATTTCACCGCCCCAGCCTCTATAAAATACCACGACAACATAATCGGCGGCCTGGCAATCCATAGTGCCGCAGTGACGGAACTGCTTGTGACATACTCCCGCCGCCTACGCCTTGAATGGAAAAAACAGCGCAGCCCCTACCTGGTCGGAATGCTTCACGATCTATGCAAATGCGACCAATACATAATCAGCCCTGATGGCAAATTAGAACATAACCCCAACACACTGTTATCCGGCCACGGTGACAAGTCCTGCATCCTGGCAGCAGTCATCAAGCCGGACCTGACCGCAGAAGAAATGTTATGCATCCGCTGGCATATGGGGGCATTCGATGATTCGGAAAATTGGAACTGCTATACAAACGCAGTACGGCAATGCCCCAACGTATTATACACCCATATGGCTGATATGGCAGCAGCCTATATCAGAAGCTAATAAGGAGGAAAAATGTTACAGGACAAAATAAAAGAAATGGAAAGAGAATGGCCGGAAGGAATAGAAAGCGATACCGGCGCCTGCAAATTCTGCGGACAGATGTCAACGATCAGGACAATCCGTGCCTGGGATGATGAACAACGCAACGAAGCCGCTACGGAAATATGTAACTGCTACGAAGCCCAGAACTACGTCCACAAAAAAGGCCGGAAGGAAAAAGTCTATAAAGCGATTGAGGCCAAGTTCGGCCCGGCTGCTGCGCCGGATCAAATTGATGAAACCATCATCCCCGTACTTTTCACAATCGCTGATCTGGTAGCAGAGGAAACGATATCTGCTGCCACCATTGACACTGGTATCGGGATAAAAGCAAAAATCAGCCTTGCCTCCAAGGGCGGCATAAAAGTAAACAAAACCAAAACAGAAAAACAGGAAGAAGAAATATGAAAAGCATTCTGGAACCACCATCCCCGGATCAATGCTATAACTGTGGCCGCTGGGGCTGCCTGGAAGAACATCATATCTTCTATGGCCGAAAAACACGCAAAAAAGCCGAGGGTACCGGCCTGAAAGTACATCTATGCCCCGAATGCCACCGCCGTCAACCAACCGGCGTGCACGGCGGCAACTGGGGACTGAATCTAAAGCTAAAGGAGATCGCCCAGGCCGAATATCAAAAAACACACACAAATGCAGAGTTTATACAACTTTTCGGTAAAAATTACATAGATCAGGAGGGCAAAAGCTTGAACAAAGCGATTTTAATGGGCCGTTTGACAAAGGACCCGGAAACAAGGTATACCACCGGCGATAAGCCGATCGCCATCACAAAATACACATTAGCCGTAGACAGGCGAGGACGGCAGCAGGATCAGACAGCGGACTTCATCAACGTTGTTGCATTTGACAAGAACGGCGAGTTTGCAGAGAAGTATTTTCGCCAGGGCATACGAGTCCTGATATCCGGTCGAATCCAGACAAGCAGCTACACCAACAAAGCCGGTCAAAAGGTCTACACCACGGATGTCATTGTGGAAGAGCAGGAATTTGCCGACAGCAAGAAGACAGGACCGGCAGCAGGAGTGGCAGCAGGACCAGACATCGGTCAAGGTTTTATGCGGATTGAGGATGGATTGGAAACCGGCCTGCCGTTTAACTAAGAGAGGGAGCGAAAGTGAGAGAGATAGTAGTTGACAATTTTGCCGGAGGTGGAGGTGCCAGTACTGGCATTGAAATAGCGACGGGACGGAGTGTGGATATTGCAATCAATCATGACCCAGAGGCCATAAAGATGCACAAAGCCAATCATCCAACAACAAAACATTATTGCGAGTCGGTATGGGATGTAAATCCGATAGAGGCGTGTAATGGTCGTCCCGTAGGGCTTGCGTGGTTCTCGCCGGATTGCAAACATTTCAGCAAAGCCAAGGGTGGAAGGCCGAAGGATAAAAATATCAGAGGGCTTGCATGGGTGGTACTTAGATGGGCGGCATTAGTCCGTCCCAGAGTGATCATGCTGGAAAACGTGGAAGAATTTAAAACATGGGGACCGTTAAACCGCCGCCATCGACCAATAAAGAAAAAGCAGGGTGCCACGTTTCGAAAATTTGTAAGCCAACTGGAAAGACTGGGCTATCAAGTGGAATTCAGGGAGTTAGTGGCTGCTGCTTACGGAGCACCAACCATGCGCAGAAGGTTGTTTATGACAGCCAGGTGCGACGGCAGGCCCATTGTTTGGCCAGAGCCGACACACGGTCCGGCCGACAGCGAAAACGTAAAGGCTGGCTTACTAAAACCTTATGTTGGCGCATACACACAAATTGACTTTAATCGTCCCTGTCCAAGTATTTTCGATACAGCAGACGAAATTAAGCGTAAGCATGGAGTTCGGGCACAGCGTCCGCTTGCCGATAAAACAATGCAGCGGATTGCCCGGGGATTGAAAAAATTCGTATTGGACAACCCGGAGCCATTTATCATTCAATGCAATCACGGGGGAGATCGGAAGCCACATGATGTTAAAGAGCCGATGCCTACAATAACAGGAAAGCACGGATTTGGAATAGTCGAACCATATATGGTCCAGATCGGACAGACGGGCTTTTCGGAAGACCGGAGCAGCAAGGTGGAAGAACCCCTAAAAACTATCGTAAGCAAAAACGAGCACTGTCTGATAGAACCCCTGCTGATACAATGCAAATACGAAAATGAACCGCAAAGTACAGAACAACCCTTAAGCACGATAACCGCCGTAAATAGCCACCTGCTATGCGCTCCAACATTAATTCAGTATCATTCTGAAACCGGTCAGAATGAAGTTAGAGGGCAGAATCTGAAAGAACCGATCATGACCATAGACTCTGGCAATCGGTACGGTATGGTAAGTGCCTTTGTACAAAAATATTTTGATGGCGGTTATAAAGGTGCTGGAGCTGATCTGCAGGATCCACTCCCAACGATCACGGCGGTGGATCACAATAGTATCTGCACTGCCCATATCATCAAAATGAAAGGCAGCAATATCGGTCACGACGCGGCAGAGCCTTTGCAGACCATTACAGCCGGTGGACAGCATTACGGAGAGATAACAACGTCTCTTGTAATGCAGCAGCAAGGGCGAAGCGTAGGAACTGATATAAAGGAACCCATAAATACCATAACCGGCATAAATCACATGGCAGAGGTTAGAGCGTTTTTGATTAAATACTACGGCAACGGAACGCCGGAGGACATTAAAGACCCGTTAGACACGATTACCGCGCATGACAGATTCGGGCTGGTAACAATTAAAGGAGTGGATTACCAAATTGTTGACATTGGCCTGCGGATGCTGGAGCCGAAAGAACTGTATGGCTGCCAGGGTTTTCCGGATGATTACATAATTGACCGGGATCATCAGGGCAGGAACTATCCCAGATCAGAACAGATTAAAAGATGTGGCAATGCAGTTTGCCCGCCAATACCGGCGGCGCTCGTAAAAGACAATCTGCCAGAATTGTGTACAGGGGAAAGAATGCCAAACATGAGGATTGTGCAGGAGCAGACAGGGCAGTTACGGTTTGCGTAATACAGTTAATGACAGTAGTCTAGGAAAGGAGCACTATGGAAAAAACAAAAATAGACTGGTGTGATAGCACGTGGAATCCCGTCACGGGCTGCTTGCACAAGTGTGAATATTGCTATGCAAGAGGTATTGCAAATAGATTCGGCGGTACCGACAGCGAAGTCTTTGACGAAGAATATAGGCAATCGGCAAGACATGAATTACCGGAACCGCTGATGCTTAGAGGAAAGAAAGCACCATATCCGTATGGATTTGCACCAACATTACACAGGTACCGGATGGATAATTATCAGGCCAAAAAAGGAAGAAATATTTTTGTGTGCTCTATGGCCGATTTGTTTGGGGACTGGGTTCCTGATGAATGGATACAAGAAGTTTTCAAGGCTTGCGAGGCAGCTCCGCAGCACAGCTATATGTTTTTAACAAAAAACCCATGGCGATATGCCGACCTATGCCGAAAGGGGATGCTTCCCACAGGCGGCAATATGTGGTACGGCTATTCCCACACCGGACAGAATACCGAAACACCAGGCTGGTGGAACGACAAATACAATGTATTTATCAGCGGGGAACCGCTGCTCGGTGATGCCGTTCCGACACTTGCCAAATGGGTGATTATAGGTGCCGAAACTGGTAACAGGAAAAACAAGGTGGTGCCAGAGCGAAATTGGATAGAGGACATAGTGTCAGAGTGCCAGAGCAAGCATGTACCTGTATTTTTGAAAACAAGCCTGATTGATATATGGGGAGATGATTTGGTACAGGAGTTTCCGGAGCGGCTTACACGGTAAAATTAATTAACGGATAAGTTAGGAGAAGAGAGATGGAAGCATGCATAATATGCGGCAAAGACACTAATGGCATCGTAAGGGAACCAAATATCTGCAAAGATCTGCCACTTTGCGATAGCTGTAAAAACCAATTTGTAAAGTGTGCAGCTTGTGGAGGGCACTATTATCCCGAAGAAATAAAAGATGGTAAATGTTCAAATTGTCAATAATTAAAGTGAGTTGGCAGCAGGTATGGTGTGCTGCCAGGAAAGAAAGCGCGGTAAATAAATGAAGCACAACAAACTTATCGGTATAGCCGGGAAAGGTGAATGGAATGGCAGCAGGAAAATGTAAGGCAGCTTACCATGCAGATGAATGGCATGGATACGGATGTGAAATAACTGATGGAGCGTGTATGTTCCTCTATCCAAACAGCAAGGCGTGTGCTGAACAATATGGAGAAGGGCCAGATGCTATGGAAATTATTCAGGAGGGGCAGAATGTGTAAATATTGCGATGACAAAAATTGCCATCTAACCAAAGAGCAGGTATTACAGCATGGCCCAATATTGGAATCTAATACCTATAGCATTATGAGAATGGCAACTGCCGAAAGACCACAAACCTATGCTTTTGAAGGAGTGCCGACCTATAACAGTCTGACGGCTTGGATACCAGACGAAGACGAAGAAAGCCCACATGCCTATCTGAGATATGATTTCGACGAAGATGAAGAATGCGAAAACGGCATGATGTGCGATGACATTGCCCATCCATTAATGTGGCAAACAGAAAAAGCATTTTTGGAGAAGTTCTTGGGCCACCGGCCAGAAAGGAAAGGAAATGAAGAACTATGGTGACTGTTTTATAATGGGTAAAGAAGTAGACCTAAGTCGGTTCAAGGTAATATATGGCGAAAAGGTGTTGAATGCGCTTGCACTCACAGCTGTAGGAATGAGGGCTTTAAAAAACGATAGCGATAGAGAGGGAGCCATAATGAAGCCTGTATTTATGGAGTTGCTGGCTATCAATGAGGATGGACAGATTGTTTTGATCAATGACGAAGCTTGGATGTTTCAGTTTTTGCCGATTGTGGGCAAGTAAAGTTAAAATCAGGAGGTATGGAGAATGCCTTATAGACAGGCGATGTTATACGGTGTTAGAGATTCGTATGGAAGGAATATCCTTGAGGGCGAAATGGTAATTGTTGCTGCGGACAGCGCAGGGATAATCATCCTCTATGGAATCCTTCAGGATGCAGCAGCTGAACACATTGTTATAAGCGACATGGATGGTCAAGAACATACAATCAAGTATGGTGATATTGACACTATTAGACAGGCCAGATAATTAAAATTTGGGAAAGGAAAACACAAAATGGGTAGTAGACCAGAAATCACAGCATTACTATCGCTGTCTATTCAAAAGCATTTAAACCCACACAATGATCCCAGAATATACTGGGCGAAAGAAGTCACATTTGATTATGCAACTGACAGTGCAGTCAGAGTAGATTTTATGAAATTCAAGCCAGTCAATAATACGGTTTCAGGGATTGAAAAAGGTGATTTCTACTGCTTTGAAGTGAAATCATCCGTCGAGGATTTCCGCTCGAAGAATGGGCACAACTTTGTAGGTGATTTTAATTATTATGTTATGCCAGAAGATGTCTACGAAAAAGTGAAGAGCGAAATTCCGCACAAAGTTGGTGTATACGTGCCATTAGGAAAACATCGTCAAGGTAACTGCTTTTATTTAGAATCTGTAAAAAAAGCAGTCAGAAAAGATAGAGAAAGGCCAGTATCGGAAATGTTGCTTATGATGTTTCGGTCGGCAGCGAGGGAAATGATAAATTAGAATTTGGAGGAGAAAACTATGCACGGAAATACAGGAGAAGAGGGTATGGAGTGGCGAGCATGATGGGAGGTGATGGCACATGAGAAAGGAAGAATCTGGAGCGATAGAACAATTAGCTGCCCAAACAGTGTTTTCCTTTTTGACTGTTAAACGTGTAAACGAGGTTGTTGAAAACATTGAAATTACAGAAATGATTTTGGATGCAGCAGTTATGTGCCAAGAATCACCGTGGAAGATAGTGGGATCGCTTTTCCCGGAAAAGCTTGAAGCTTACATGAGGAGGTGCGTCGATGAACAAGAGCATTCTGGATGATTACATAGATGCATGCGCCTTGATCACAGAGACAGAGAGGGAGATCAGGGAACTGAAAAGAAAACGGAAAACGATAGTCGTTGATTCCGTTAAGGGTTCCATGGAAGAATTTCCCTACACGGCGCAAAATTTCATGATTCAGGGTATAGCTCATTCCGTATTGGAAGAGTCGGGAGAGCTGGGGCGGCAGGAACGGATACTGGAAGAACGCAAGGCCAATGCCGTAAAACTGAAAACGCAGGTTGACGCTTGGATGAATACCGTGCCTATGAGGATGCAGCGGATTATCCGGATGAAGATATTCGAGCGCAAGACGTGGGAAAAGGTAGCCGACAAACTTGGTAGGGACGCAACCGCAGACAGCGTAAGGATGGAGTTCAGGAGTTTTATAAGCTCAAAGTGAAAGTTATTTCGTTATTTTCGCACTTTTCGTTTTTTTAATGTTATAGTGTATAATGAGATAGCTGGATAAAGATCAATCTCCCCTTTTTAAGAGGCACTTGCTGCATGGCGCGGTAGGTGTCTCTTTCCATACCCCAAGGAAAGGAGGTGCGGCACATGAACCGAACCCAACGAAGAGGACAGGGAAAGAAGAACGCTGATGCAGCACAGGCACAGCGCTTCTTGGATAACCTGCCGCTGAACGTTCTCATAGCAAGTATAAACAACAGCATAGATGTCTTGCATAAGAGAGGCATTGAGATCTGTGATTGGGATTGTAAGGAACGTGAACTATACCAGCTCCGCATGTATGCAGGCAAGGTTTATTTTTTGGCAGCCCCGCCAGACGGGGAAAATGAGTCAAAAGAGGGCGAGGCTGCCAAAAAATAAAAAGGTACTTCCTGTAAAAATTTCACATGCGGGTCGAGGAAGGCCCGGTATTTTTCTCTGTAGAATGAAAATTTCAAGGGCACTTCCTTCCGCTTTTCGGTTGTCTATTTAAGTCGGGAAGGGTAGGTAAAGACAGATGGATGTAAATCAGAAAGAACTGGCTGCGATTTTAGGCGTATCCGATCGCAGAATTCGCCAATTGAAAGATGATTTTGGACTTTTTCAGCATGGATCGGGCAGTGGAAATAAAATCAAGAAATACTGCCTTGAGAAGTGCGTTCCGGAGTACATAAATTATAAGCTGGAAGCGGAAGCGCAGGGGGGTACAAATGCGGACAAAGAGAAGGAGCAGGCAGAGCACGAAAAAATCAAGAAAAAGATATCTATTTTGAAGCTTCGGCGGTTACGCGGGGAGCTTCATGAAGCTAAGGATGTCGAAGAATTTCTAACAGATATGCTGGTGAATTTTAAAAACAGGTTACTTTCAATGCCAACTAAAGTGGCTCCATTGGTTCAGGGAGAAGAAGATGTTAATATCATTGTTGGCATTCTGGAAAAGGAAGTCTTTGAGTCCCTGGATGAATTAAGTGAATACGATCCCGTCAAAATTAATGCCGATCATATCGACATCAACGACTTGCTGGAGGATGAGGAGGATGGGGATGAGTAAAGACAGCGTGGTGATGATGGATGCCATCTATTGAGCGGCAGCGGTCAAGACAAAAAACGAACAGTTTATTTGTAAACGTCATAAGTCGGACGCTAAAAAAACCGGACAAACTGACAGTTAGCGAATGGGCTGAAAAAAGCCGGATCCTTGATGAGGCCAGTAACTTTCGGGGGAGATGGAGCAACGATATAACACCGTACCTGGCCGGAGTCATGGATGCGTTCAATGATCCTTACATCCAGGAAATCAACTTTTGCAAACCGACACAGGTCGGAGGTACGGAAGCGATGCTGAATATGCTGGGCTGGATTATTGTAAATGACCCATCACCTACCATGATTATATATGATAGTGATGATCTGGCGAAGGATACATCGAATGACCGGCTGAAACCATCGTTAACAAAAACACCTGAAATCAAAGAGCGTTTCCTTCCTAACAATTCAAAGGAATTAAACCTAAGATTCAGAGGGATGCATATATATCTTAGAGGTTCCGGAAGCCCTGGAAAGCTAGCATCCAAAGCAATTAAATATCTGTGTTTTGATGAAATTGACAAGATGTCTGGCGCATCCAAGAAAGAAGCAAGCCCTTATAATCTGGCTAAAGAAAGAACGCGGACATTCACGTATAGCAAAAAGATATACACATGCAGCACCCCGACATTAAAAACCAATTACGTATGGCAGATACACGAAGCCGCTGACGAACAGAGAAACTATTTTGTCCCATGCCCGCACTGCGGGGAATATATCGTGTTCCGTTTCCATCATATTATTTTTGACAAAGATGAAACTCTATCAAATGCAGAAAGAGTAAAAACAGCAACGTATGCTTGCCAGGAATGCGGGTGCAGCATTACAGATCGAGACAAAATAGCAATGCTCCGGAAAGGAGAATGGCGGGACGTAAAAAAAACACATATAGGGAAAGCCAGGAAGGTTTCTTTCTGGCTCAATTCTTTATACAGCCGATTCCTCACATGGTCAGAAATTGCCCTGGAATTTTTGGACAGCAAAGACGACCCGGAGAAGCTCCAGAATTTTGTGAACTCCTGGCTGGCAGAACCGTGGGAAGATACAAGGTTAAAAACAACCGAAGACCTGGTTATGGAACGGCAAACGAACATACCGGAGTTTGTAGTCCCCTCATGGGCCAAGCTGCTAACCATGGGCGTGGACGTACAGGAAACGAGTCTGTATTACGTAATTCGGGCGTTTGGCGACTTTACGACCAGCCAAAAAGTAACAAACGGACAAGTTCTTTCCTTTTCCGATATAGAGCGACTTGGAGCCGGTGAGTTTGAGACAGAGGACGGTCAGAAAATGACCATAAATCTCTCATTGATTGATTCGGGGTACCAAGCAGATGATACATATGATTTTTGTATTGATAATTCGGACTGGGCCTTGCCGTGCAAGGGATCAAGTAACCCGATGCGCGACCGGTATAAAATTAGCAAAGTCGATAAAATCAATTCAAAAGCGTACGGCATGCAGCTCGTTCTTGTTGACGGATATAAATACAAGGACTCAATTGCTGCCAGGATGCAGAGACAGAACGGCTCTGGCAGCTGGATGGTAAATGCCGGATGTGATGCGGAATATGCAAAGCAGGTAACCGCAGAGCATAAAATAAGCATAAAAAATGCAAATGGAACAAAACAGACGATATGGGTACCAAAAAGTTCACATGCAGACAATCACTATCTTGACTGCGAAGTGTATGCCATGGCGGCAGCTGAAATCATGGGTGTCAGGAGTCTGCATTTGCATAGTCAGGAAGCGTCACAGGAAACGCCGCAAAAAACAAAAATAAAAGAGGAGCGGTATGCACCGGAAGAAAACTGGATA